AAGCGAGTCGATTTGATTGCCTTTAAAGATGCTGTTATGGCGGGAGCCAACCAGCGTGATTTGCTTGATGAACATGTCGCAATCATTGCTCGGTACCCCAAGTTTTATGCTACTCTGACTATGTTGCACAGGCCAGAGCGTCGTTCAGACCTTACTGTCACTCTCCTCATTGGGGAGACTGGTCTGGGAAAGACCAGGATGGTCGTCGAGCGATTTAAGGGAGACGACGGATTCTTTCAGTGCCCCGTTAGCAACGGAACCGTCTGGTTCGACGGATATGATGGACATACCAAGGTCCTCATTGATGACTTTGCGGGCGCAGCTTCCCATGTCCAGTTGTCTTTTGTGCTCCAGCTGCTGGACCGCTATCCTGTCCAGATGCCAGTCAAGGGCAGCCATTGTTGGTGGATGCCCAATGAAGTGTTTGTCACAACAAACATTTTGCCAAGGTATTGGTACAAGTGGGAGAATCGAGGCGGCCAATACAAGGCATTGGCGCGAAGATTCCACTTTGTGTATCTCTATCATGTGCCAATGTCAGCAGCTGATTGTGGCTACGAATTGGCAGACGCCGACTGGTGGAAAGATCATGCACCACCAGAGACTGAGTACAATTAATTACTTGGATGTTGCAATCGCTGGCTCACTTTGAGTTTTTTATTCAATAAACTCAGTTGTCTGTGAATCTGACTCTTGTGATGGAATCCAACCCTGCTGTGTCATGGTTTGAGATGAGAAGGACTCCAATATTGTTGGAGCGTATTTCTCCAATAGTCCCGCCTGGTCCGTTGTATTCAACGGGCATGTTGAGCTCAAGAAGGAAGGTTGTGTTCTCTACAACCTCAGCTTGAAAACAGTCAGTGTTTTCTTGGACCCCTACACCGCTGTAGTTGATGTCATGGAGTACGTCCATCAGGATATCTATCCTCTCTTCTTCCGCTACATTGTAATGACTGACAATGACTGGCGCTGCCAGTATTGTTGATATTGAGGCAATCGCTCCGTTGCATTGCCTGTCGAGGAAGACAATCGCTCTGACGCAGTCTCCTTTGAGAGGGAGGCCGCCTATTCTGGCTGGGAGGGAGATGGTGTATCTCCATTCGAAGGATCGCAGAGTTATGTTTCGTCCAATTCTTTGAGACCCAGCAGTTCCTTGAGTAATCGTATGAACTGAGGCAGCTATGCTGCCTGTCGAACTGACCACAGTATCTGTCAGTGAGGAGTCGAAGAACTTCAGTTCGCCAGACATTTTGAATTTAAAGAGAGAAACAGAGAGCGAGAAGTCTTGCGACTCGCACTCTGTTTCACTGAAAAGCTTGAGTTTATTTGGAGTGACCCCTCGCTCAAGTTTAGGGTCTACTCTCCCCTCGCTCAAGTTTAGGGTCTACCCTCCCCTAGGTCAAGGGTTCAGGGTTGTCATAAATCAATAATCAGAATAACGGATGCGCACTTTGGAGATGAAGTCAGCCGTTCCATTGGCTGCAATGATGAGGACTCCAAGGTTGTTGGAGCGGATTGTCCCTATTAACCCAGAGGGCCCATTGTATTCAATTGGAATGTTGCATTTCTTGAAGAACGAGGAAGAGTGTCGGATTCTGACACCGTTGAAGTCGTTCACTGCAAAGGAGGCCAAAGTGCCTGGGTTGATGTCGATCGTTTTGTCCATCAGGATGTCAAAACGTTGGTTCTCGGCAAGATTGCGAAATTCTTGCCAACCAGCACTCTCAAGGATGTCCGTGACACCCGCAGCTGCGCCGTTGCATTGCTTGTCAAGGTAGAGGATGACGCGAAGAGCGTCACCTTGACCAGGGTCAACGGTACCTTCATAAGTAGGGGTCGCAGCTTGCATGTGCCAATTAATTGATTTGATGGTCATCTTTCTCCCTACCCTGGTGTCTTCTGTGATACCTTGTACCACAAGGTTGAGCGAGGGAAGGATGAATCCAAGAGCGGGAGCTGGAACGACATTCACTTGAGTGTCGAAGAACTTGTATTCGCCTCCCTTTCCATTGAACCTTCCATAGTAGCCTCCTGTTCTGTCGTAGCCAGGGTTGAATTTTCGCTTCTTGTAGCCAGTAGAAGCCTTGTTGCTCTTGATCATCTTGCCAAAGCCAGAATAGGTTCTGGCATCATAACGGCGCTTGAGAGTAGCTCGAGAAGCGTAAACTTTGCTCATATCTGTTGGAAAGAGAGTGAGAAAAGTGAGCAACAAGGTTGTCAAACACCTTCTGCCACTGGCAGTGTTTTTCTCTGAAAAGGACACGTGTATAAACCAATTGCCTAATAAGGAAGGCGTTTATCCACGTGGATAAACAGTTTAACGGAAAAGTCCGTGTAACGGACTTAGATTGGCTTAATCCCGCTGTTTGGCTAAAGTGAAAAAAAAGTTTGTTTGTTGTTCAGCAAGTGGTGGCATAGTATTACCCACCACTTCGTGAACATTTTTCACGTACTAAAGAGAGAGAGAAAGAGAGAGCGAGAGAAGCGAGCTCAGCACAAACCTTGCGAGCGTAGCGAGTGAGGTTTGTCTCGACCGAAGGTCGTGCCTGACCCACACGGTCCTTAGCATGTTGTTTTGGAATTGTTGTTTCACTTGGAACAACCCAACTGGGATGATCGCGTTCGATGCGAACGAGATGGTATACTTGGTGTACCAAGAGGAGATCTCTGAGTCTGGTACTTACCACTTTCAGGGCTATTGTGAGTTTAAGAAGCGATGTCGCAAGAATAAGGCGAAGGAGCTTTTGGGTGGACGCACCGTCCACGTTGAGAAGAGGAGGGGGACCCAAGAGCAAGCGAGCGAGTACTGCAAGCGCGAGTTTAATGAGGATGGCAGCGACAAGCGAATCCCTCTTACTGTCCCATTTGAGGAAGGTGTACCTCGACCCGACGAGCAAGGTAAGCGAGTCGATTTGATTGCCTTTAAAGATGCTGTTATGGCGGGAGCCAACCAGCGTGATTTGCTTGATGAACATGTCGCAATCATTGCTCGGTACCCCAAGTTTTATGCTACTCTGACTATGTTGCACAGGCCAGAGCGTCGT